TCCCCCGACTATTATTATTTTAGAAAAACCACATTAATGACTATTTTTTCGGCTGAATCTATTGTTCAACGTGACAGAACTTCCTTAAAACCATACGAAAACAATCCAAGGACACATTCAGAAGCTCAAATTGATCGTTTAGTACGCAGTCTTAAGGAATTTGGCTTCACTAACCCTGTTTTAATTGATAAAAACTTAAATGTTGTTGCAGGTCATGGACGTTTGCTTGCTGCTGAGATTCTTAACCTTGAAAAAATTCCAACAATTAGCCTTGAACATTTAACTGAAGACCAGAGAAAAGCTTATGTCATTGCAGATAACCAACTTGCTTTGGCTTCTGGTTGGGATGATGACTTATTGCAATCTGAATTAGCTGCTTTAGCTGATGCTGGTTTTGACTTAACTGTTTTAGGTTGGGGTGATGATTTACCTGACTTTGCTGAAGACCCTGATTATTCTGCTTTAGATGATCTTGAAGATGAAGATGCTGATGATTGGGCTAACGAAGTTAAAAAGGCAATTCAAATAGAATTTAAATCAGAAGATTATGAAGAAGCAAAAGCGTTAGTAGCTGATGCTAGAAAAAATGGTGTTTACCTTGGAATGAAATTAATAGAGGCTTTAAAATCGTGAACATTTGCATCCCTACAAAATCAAGACCAAATACAGTCACCTACAAATTGTTTCAAGAAGTTGGGTTGCCTTTTTTTCATTTTGTTGAGCCTCAAGATTATAAATCTTACAAAGAAGCAAACGTACCTAATTTACAAATGATTCCAGAGAATGAAAAAGGTGTTTCTTATGTAAGAAATTTTATTCTTGCTTTTGCTCGTAAAAATCAAATGGATTGGATTTGGGTTGTTGATGATGATGTGAAAGGTTTTGGTATTGCAAAAGCAGGAAAAACAATAAATAAAGATGCAACTGTTTTGATTGATTTTTATGAAAAAGTTAAAACTTATAAATTTCCTGTAAATGGACTAAATTACCGTCAATATGCGTGGTCTTATTCAACACAAAAGAAAAGATATGCAATCAATAAAAAACCTCCTGAAGTTTGTGTTTTGCTTTATTTGCCTAAAATCACATGGGAATACAGACCCGACAGGAAGGAAGATAGAGATTTTACAATGCTTGCGATAAAACATTCTGATGGGGTAATAGTTGACCTCCATGCTTGGTTTAATGCTCCAGGCTTCGGAGCTAACGCAGGAGGGCTCCAACATTTATATGCTCAAAAAAAAGATACAGTTTGGGCTGAGAAATTAGTCAAAGATTGGTCTCCTTTTTCTAAACTTATAAAAAGAAAACAAAGAATAGATTGCAAACTCGATATAGCAGGTTACGCAAAATCAAAAAAAAGAATCGTTAGATGACTTTTTCTTCTCTCACTCTCACACCAATCAAAAGAACTTTATCTATCGGGGATGAAGTCGGAAATATTAAACCAAATATTTCAGACGATTGTATTCTTGTTGATCCCGATGGTTCTCATGTCGGATTGTTTATTAAAAAGCTACCAGCAGATCTCCAGAACCTTGTTAACATCGCTGACACAGAAATCCTTACGGATCGTGTTCCCAAAACATTGATGGACCGAAAACGTCCGTTACCTTCATTGGCAAACGGGAAAAGGCGTTATCTGGTTGTTTCACAATATTCAACCATCCTTGGAAGTATTCCACCTAAACCACACATGAGAAGACCCTATGCAAGTCGTTCTTCTGTTCATGCTGTAAAAAGTGCTGAGACTTTTGCAAAAGCTATGAATGCAGCAGGTCAAAAAGCTTTTCAATTGGTTGAAAAATATATTCCTTCTGTTGCTGATTTTCATAAAGAACGAATTGAAGAAAGGGTTCCTAAAAAATGGAGATTTGCAAAATACTTCACTTCAACCATTTCTAATTGCAATATCTCAGCACCAGTTCATCAAGATCATGCAAACGTAAAAGGAGGTGTGAACATTATCATTACCAAAAGAAGGAATAGCAAAGGAGGAAATTTACATGTCCCTGATTATGGAGCTACCTTTGAACAAACAGATAATTCAATGCTTGTTTATCCTGCTTGGCGAAATATGCATGGAGTAACTCCAATTATTCCTACTTACCAAAAAGGTTATAGGAATAGTCACGTTTGGTATGTCTTAGATTCTTTTGCAAATTTAGATTAATTATGGATGTTGAGATAGAAAAAAAAGAAAGGACTAAACGCTGTACTGCTGCTGAGAAAGCATTTCGTGTTCAGCGTTTTTCTAGGATGATTGCGAATGGAGCAACTCGTTCAGATTTAGCACAATACGCTGCTCAAGAATGGGGGGTAAAAATAAGACAAGTTGATGAATACGTTTCTGAAGCTCGCCTATTTTTGCAAGAGGATTACAACCTTGATAGACAAGCTTTTGCTGCTGTGTTGTTAGCACAGTTGAATATCATTCACAAAAAAGGAATGGAGCAAAATAATTTATCAGTTGCTTTAGGTGCAATTAATACGGCTGCCAAAATTGCAAAAATATATGATTAACAGCTTTCTTTCTGTAGTCGCAGAAGGCAAAGTCCTTCAAAAAGTAGGGAGTGGAAAAGGCATTCTTAATGAAGATGAACTTACTCTCAAAATGCGGACAAATTTACATCCAGGTCAATTAGATTTTGTCACTGATTATGAAACAGAAATTTTAGGAATGTCGGCTGGTTATGGAGCAGGGAAGACGAGAGCGTTATGTTGTAAAGCTATTCACCTTGCTTTAGCTAACCAAGGTTTCACAGGTTGTGTTATGGAACCAACTGGCCCATTGATTAGAGATATTTGGATGAATGATTTTGAAAACTATTTAGAGGAATACGACATTCCTTACACATTTAGGGCATCTCCATTACCTGAATATTTTTTGCATTTACCAAAAGGAGATACAAAAATTTTATGTAGGTCTTTTGAAAACTGGTCAAGAATAATTGGATTGAACTTAGCTTGGGTGCTTGCTGATGAAATAGATACAGTTGCTCCCACGATTGCGTCAAGAGCCTTTCCTAAAATCTTAGGCCGTTTACGTTCTGGAAATGTGCGTCAATTTGGCGTTGCTTCCACTCCTGAAGGATTTCGTTGGATGTGGCAAACCTTTGGAAGTGACGATGCAAAGAAAAGAGAAGACAGACGTTTAATAAAAATGAAAACATCTGACAACCCACATTTACCAGATGACTTTATTGCAAGATTAGAAGCCAATTATGATCCAAGCCTTTTACAAGCGTATCTAAATGGAGAATTTACGAATTTAACAACTGGTCAGGTGTATGACAGGTTTAATAGACAACTACATGTAACAGACAAAAATATTGATTATGAAGATGAACCGTTAAGGATTGGAATCGACTTTAACATTTCTAACATGTCAGCAATTATTGGGGTGCGTGTTGCTGGAAAGCTAATCATAATTGATGAAATCACAGGAGCACATGACACTGATGCTCTTGCTAAAGAAATTATTCGTAGATACCCAAATCAACGGATTTTTGTTTATCCAGATTCTTCAGGGGGGAATCGTTCAACCAATGCAGCACAAACAGACATATCCATACTTGAGAGTTATGGATTCACAAACCAAAGCCCAAAAGCGAACCCACCAGTTAGAGATCGAATCTCGGCTGTCCAAGCTCTTTTGGAGAACGGACAAGGACAAATACGATTGGAGATTGCTTCCTGTTGCAGACGCTTAATAGAATGTTTAGAACTTCAGTCTTATACGGAAAAAGGAGATCCAGATAAAGAATCTGGGTACGATCATGCGAATGATGCTCTTGGCTATCTTGTTTGGCGTGAATTTAATCCTTTATATGCAAGAGCAGGAAGAGGAACAGGTATTAGGCTGTATTAAGACTAAACTGTTCACATAGCGTTGAGGTTCCATCGTGTATAGCGGTTACAACTATTACAGTCGTGATAAAGCTGGTACAGAAACTTTTGTAAATGATCCTAATGCGGCTTGGCAAATACAAGAGCCTCATTGGATTCTTATTGAAGATTTAATGGGTGGCTCGTACGAGATGCGTAAAAAACATAGAAGATATTTGCCGCAAGAGCCTAGAGAATTAGACGAAAGCTATGACAACAGATTAGCTCGTTCTGTTTGTCCTCCTTTTTATCAACGTCTTGAAAGAATGTTGGCAGGAATGTTAACAAGAAAGCCTGTTCGTTTAACTGATGTTGCTGATGTAATTCGAGAGCAATTATTCGATGTGGATTTACAGGGAAATGATCTCAATGTCTGGACTTATGAGACTGCCAGAAAAGTAATTAGATATGGACATTGTGGCGTTTTAGTTGATGCTCCTGCTGCTGGACAAAATGGAAGACCATACTGGGTGACTTATTCGCCAAGGGAAATTTTAGGATGGAGGACAGAATTAGAAGACGGTCAGCAGAAATTTGTACAACTTAGATTGCTTGAGCATGTCTTTGAGCCTGATGGGTTATACGGTGAAAAAGAAGTAGAGCAAGTTCGTGTTTTAACTCCTGGCAAATTTGAAATTCATAGGAAAGATTCTGAAACTGGTGACTATAAATTATTTGATGAAGGTGTAATGAGTTTGCCTGAGATTCCTTTTTCTGTTGCTTATTCCAACAGGATTAATTTGATGGAGTCACGTCCACCAATGGAGGACATAGCGGAATTAAATTTAAAGGCTTATCAAGTCCAATCTGATTTAGATAACCAGCTTCATATATCAGCCGTTCCTATGTTGGCTTTTTATGGTTTTCCTCAATCAGCAGAAGAAGTTAGTGCTGGACCAGGAGAAGCAATTGCCTTTCCTGCTGAAGGTCGGGCAGAATATATTGAGAGTAAAGGTACAAGTTATAACGCACAATTCCAAAGATTAGAGCAATTGTCTGGTCAAATAAATGAACTCGGATTGGCAGCAGTTCTAGGGCAAAAGCTATCCGCAGAGACAGCAGAAGCAAAAAAGATAGACCGATCACAAGGAGATTCAACAATGAAAGTGGTAGCACAGCAGGTACAAGATATGATTGATAACTCACTCGCTTATCATGCTCAATACTTAGGAAGTAATGAAGCTGGTAGTAGTTTTGTTAATAGAGATTTCTTAGCATCAAGACTTGAGCCTCAAGAGATTCAAAGTTTGCTTTCTCTTTATACTGCTGGAACTATTACACAAAAAACTTTATTAGATCAATTAACTGAGGGTGAAGTGTTAGGAGATGAGTTTGATGTTGAAGAAGAATTAGAAGCAACTGAAATGGGTGGTTTAATTGATATGCAACAACCACAAGAGGAAGTACAAGAAGAGATTCCTACCGAATCAGCAGAGCCAGAAGATGAAGCTGCTTAATAAATGCCAACACTTGCTGTCCCACAAATAACGGATGAAGGAACACCAGCCGTTCTGTTTAGAAATGCTATTGACCTAAATAGGTATAGCAATAGTGTTTCTAGGCGGATAATTAATGAATACAACAACATTATTGTTGAAGCTGCTAATCAATTGAAAATATTAGAAGGATCTGATAGTTATAAAGCTCAAAGACTTAGAACAATTATTGCTCAGGTAAAAGAAAGCTTAAATACTTGGGCTGGTGATGCGACAGAAATAACTGCAAGTAATTTGCAAGGTTTAGCAATATTGCAAACAGAATTTATAGAAGAACAATTAAAGAAGTCTTTACCAAAAGCAGCTAGAAGTATTGTCAGAACAGTTGAAGTAAGCCCACAGTTTGCACAGTCTGTTGTAACTACTGATCCAACTCAATTAAATTTAATAACGCTTCAGCAAGATCTTTTCAAGTCAGTTACAGGTGCTCCAGAAACTTACAGTTTGACTGCTGGTCAAGGTGCAATTATTACGCTGCCTGATGGAAGAACAGTTGCAAAAGCTTTTCAAGGAATAACTACAGCGTCAGCAGATTTATTAGCAAAGGAAGTAAGGACTGGATTATTACAAGGACAAACAACAGACGAAATAGTAAGAAAGTTAAAAGGTCGTTTATTGTTCAATCAAAAGGGAAGTGTAAAACAGATTGCTAATGCAGGTGGAAGCTTAACGGCTGCAACAAATAGACAAGTTACGGCAATTGTTAGAACAAGCATTAATCAGGTTTCAAATGCTGCTAGTCAAAATGTTTATAAATCAAATAGTGATATAACTCAGAAATACAGATATGTGGCAACGCTTGATAGTAGGACTTCAGCTATTTGTGCTTCTTTAGACGGTCAAGTTTTTGAATATGGTGATGGCCCCTTACCTCCTCAACATTTTAATTGTCGCTCTACTACTGTTGCTGTTGTTGATTATGAA